GGTGTGCTTGATACACAAGTTAACGCAGACAACATTAGAAATGGGTTCTTTGAACTTGATTGGAATAATGAATTTATTGAACAACTACTTGATGCTGGTTACACTGGCGAAACAAATGAAGAAATAGTTGATCAGTGGTTTAAAGATCTTGCTCGTAATGTATTAGAGGACGAAGGTCACAATACAGATCGAGGAGCAGGATTTATTAAAACTAAAAATTTAGGCAAAGATAAATCGGAGGTTAAGTAATGTCAATCGTAAGAATTAAAAGTTTTCACCCATTAACTGAGTTTGCACCAAGTTGGAATATTCCATTATGGTTAACTAACTGGACAGATCATGAGCATGTAGATGCTATTAAAAAATGGATCTTAGAAAACGAAAAAGATATTTTAGAAAAGTACGAGTACACTTCAACAGGAGGTACTGGATTAAGTGAGGATCATATTACTACACGTTTTGGAAAGTATAATTTACTTTCACAAGACAATCCTGCATTTAGCGAACTATTAACATTCTTAAGATATTCGTATATCGAATATGTACAAACTGCACAACTTGAATTAAAAGACTTGCAGATTGTATGTTGGGCAAACATTCTTAAACAAAGTGAAGCAATGGCTCCACACTCACACGGTGCTCAGCCAGATTCTTATTTGAGTGGTAACATACATTTAGAAGATTATTCAACTTCAACATTTTATAGAAGTTGTTATGATCCGGAATCAAAACTTGGGTTACCAAATAAAAAAGGTGGCTGTGTAATGTTTCCAAGTAGTACACAACACTATACAGGCGAACATGATTCAAAAGATCCAAGAGTTAGTGTAGCATTTGACCTACGTTTGACTGGAAGTTTTGATGCTAACGAAATGAATGCTATTCCTTTTATGAACAAGGAAGTGTTAACTCAAATCCAAGAGAACTATAAAACACAAGCACAAGCAAATAAACCGGTTGACAACACTGCTAAAAAGTAGTATAATAATACTATAATTTAACAAGAGGACAACTTAATGGCAACTTACATACTCGTTGATACTGCTAACACTTTTTTCCGTGCAAGGCATGTGATAAGAGGTAACCTTACTGATAAGATTGGTATGGCGTTTCATATTACACTTGCTGGCGTTAGAAAGGCTTGGCAAGACTTTGACGGTACTCATGTTGTATTTTGTCTTGAAGGACGTAGTTGGCGTAAAGACTTTTATGAGCCTTACAAGAGAAATAGAAGTGATGCTCGTGCGGCGGCTACTGCACAACAACAAGAAGAAGATGAAGTGTTCTGGGAGTGCTTTGATGAGTTCAAGGACTATGTAGGAAACAAGACTAATTGTTCTGTATTACAAAATCCGCAACTTGAGGCAGATGATCTTATTGCTGGTTGGGTACAATCACACCCTAACGACAATCATGTTATTATTAGTACTGACGGTGACTTTGCACAATTGATTGCGCCTAACTGTAAACAGTACAACGGTATACAAGATATTACAATTACACATGAAGGTTACTTTGACAAGAAAGGTAATCGTGTTTTAGATAAGAAGACAGGCTCAGAGAAGCCTGCACCTAATCCTGCATTTATGTTGTTTGAAAAGTGTATGCGAGGCGACACAAGTGATAACGTGTTTAGTGCTTATCCTGGTGTTAGAGTAAAAGGTACTAAGAACAAGGTAGGCTTAACAGAAGCATTTGCAGATAAAGACAGTAAAGGCTACAACTGGAATAACATGATGTTACAACGTTGGGTAGATCATAACGGTGAAGAGCATCGTGTGTTAGACGACTACACACGTAATGTTGTATTGTGTGATTTGACTGCACAGCCAAGTGAAATTAGAAGTATTATTGATAGTGTAATCAAAGAGGCTACTGTAGAGCCTAAAGCAATTACACAAGTAGGTATTAAACTTATGAAGTTTTGTGCTAAACACGATCTTGTTAAAGTAGGTGAGCAAGTACAAAGTTACAGTGAACCTTTAAATGCGAGATATGTATGCAACTAATGGACGAAGATTATGCTGACGCATATGAGTTTATATGTTCTTTAGAACCAGCAGTACAAGATCTTGTTAAAACTATACCTATGAATATAGGCAATGGTTTTCCACATCAAGAGCATTTAAGAGAGAATGCCGCCAAGAAGATTGGTATGATGTTAAGCAAACTACCTGTCCAAAATATACAGGTTGATGATATTTTGAAGTTAAATAACTTAGACAATATGCCTCAAGACCCTTATATGGTTAAAGCATTAACAAATATAAGTGGCAAAGAAGGGTATAGAGAAGTGTATATAAGGGAACAGAAAGAACGTGATCGACGTGATGATCGCGAAAGAGAGTTTCCTTTAGAGCCTATTATTGAAGCAGTAGAATCCGGGACATGTCGTCCACCTTTGATTGTAGAAGTAGAGAGCGGTCGATATGTTATCGATGGCAGAACAAGATTATATGCGGCTTTGGCGGCAAACAAAAGTTTAGACGTAACTGTCATAACAACTGAAGTATTAGGAGGAATAAATGACTATTAAAGGAAAATCTATTGTAGCAGGCAAGTTTTGGATTGTGGAAGAAGACGGAGAACGTATTGGTACTCTTTCAAAGCAAGAAGATAAAACTTATATGTATTGTTGTAACACACATACAAAATTTTACGAAAGCGAAAAGCACTTATCTAAAGAGATTGCAATTGAATGGGAAACAACTATTTCTGATGCAAACAAAACAAAAGTTGCAGATAAAGAAGTACATGGCTTTCCAACTTCATGTGTACCGCATAACAGTATGTATGATGTAAAAAAGAAACTACCACTGTTTACAAAAAGTAAAAAATCTAAAAGTTTATATTGTGCAGGTTACTACATTATTAAATTTGACAAAGGTTGGGTAAGAAGTTTTTGTCCTAAAATGGTAACATGTGAAAACTATTTTTCAAAAGGACCATTTAAGTCAGAACTTGAAATGCGTTCAGAACTTTCAAAGGCAAATGCAGATGCAAAAAGATCCAATTAATACTATACCTTTAGAAAAGTTTTTTTCGCAAGTAAGAGCCGCCGAGCAAGGCAATGCTAAAGATGTAAGACTAACACTCGACGATGCCAAAATACTTGCACTCACATTAGGGCAAATCAATGCCCGACTACTTGGTAACATCGAAGAGTTTATTGCTACCAAGGCAGTTGAAAAAGATTCTGAAATTGTCAACGTCGAAATGGACGGTGGTGGATTTAAAGAGTAATGATAAAACAAACTTTGTTTTCGACAGACATATACAAGGTAAAAGTTAAGCAACAAGAAGAACTAAAGAGTTTCTTCGTTTCAAACATAGAAAGTGAATATAATGTTAAAGGTCCTAATTGCGATTTCTGCAATGTATACAGTGATTATTTTTCAGGCGCTCGGCCAGTAGACTGGGAAGACATTCTTCCTAAATATCAATCAACAATACAAGAATTCCTAAACGAATACGGGTATAAAGATACACACAACTGGAAGGTTGGTATTGATGCTTGGTATAACGTAACAGGTAAAGGTGGTTGGGGAGAAACACACAATCACTTATCAAGTCCAAGAACAATACAAATTAGTGCAGTACATTATGTGAAGTTCGATCCTGAACATCATAGCCCTACAATATTTTATAATCCATCAAGCAATGGCATACGTAGCAGTGCTCCTACACCTATTACAGATAACCTACCTACAATGTGGCCAAAAGAAGTCATTAATGCAGATGCCTTAGAAGGCGATATGATATTCTTTGCACCATACTTAAACCACAGTATTCCTGTACAAAAATCTAATGTACCGCGAATAACGACAGCATTCAACATAACAATTACTGAGAATTAGGATAAATATATACGTAGTTTATAATAAAGGACACGTATATGAGTAGACCTAAACCAACAATATTGTTGGAGTACATTGATAAGAAGACTTACAAGTCAGATCAAATACTCGCGGCTGATGCGATTTGGGCAGTTTTCTATCAGGGAAAACCTTTCAATCTAAAAACACAAAATTCATTATCAAGTTTTCCAGGACCTAAGTATAAGAAAGTTTCTTTTAGTAATCCAGGACATGCACACAACCTTGCTAAAAAGTTAAACGACTTATTTAATACTGACGAGTTTACTGTTGTGGAACTTACAGATGGAAAAGTAACCACAGAGGGCAAATAATATGTATGAATATAAATGTAAAATTTTAAGAGTAGTAGACGGAGATACAGTTGACGTTGATATCGATCTTGGCTTTGGCATGTGGATGCACAAAGAACGTGTTCGTATGATGGGCATCGACACTCCAGAATCCAGAACACGTGATAAAGTGGAGAAAGCATTTGGACTCGCATCAAAAGCAAGACTTAAAGAACTGTTACCAATCGGATCCATGCAAATACTCAAAACAGAAATTGACAGAAGTGGAGAAGACAAAAAAGGAAAATTCGGAAGAATCCTTGGAGACTTTATCACAGACGACAAAAGATGCACTGACATACTTATTGAAGAGGGATATGCTGTAGCATACTTCGGCGGATCGAAAGAAGAAGTTCAAATGAAACATATGGCGAATAGAGAAAAATTAATTCGCGAAGGTATAGTTACACCACCCAAGCCAAAGAAGAAGTAAATGAACTGGAAAGAAACCTATACAAAGGTCTTCTTAAAACAAGCAGACATTAGCATTAACGAAGCAACCATGAAGCAGTATATGCCAGCATGGTGGCAAAACACACGAGTTAAATCAGAAGGCGGACTTCGATTAACAGATGCTGGTATGATGTTTCTTACAGAAAAATTAGATTTACTATCATATGATGTTCCGTTTCCAGAGGATTTTCAACTTACAACTAATACAGTAATTTGGTTAGACCGTTTTATTACGTGTCCATACTACTTAACTAACAGAGGAATCACTGTATTTGATGAAAAGAAAGCACTCGAACTACATCTTTTTAGTGGTGATGTAAAGAAATACGGCCTTAATAAAGCATTGAAAAGAGCCGACGAAGAACTAACTCCTTGATTTTACTGGCTTATTTTGGTAAGCCTTATTCAAAAATAATTCAAAAAAAGTACAAATAATGGTTGACCTTTGGTCATAGAGAGTGTATTATATATACATACTTAGAAATTAAGTATGGCACTGAAGTTAACAAATAGGAGTACAAAATGGAAAACATTGCAACAAGAACAATTGGTCCTAATGATGCTAAGAAAAGTATCTTAAGGGCTTTTAAGAAAAAGCGTCCTTTATTCATATGGGGACCTCCAGGTATTGGTAAGTCAGACATTGTAAGTCAGATTACTGATTCCTTTGAAAAATCAAAACTTATCGACATTCGTTTGTCATTGTGGGATCCAACGGACATCAAAGGTATGCCGTATTATGCCGCAAATGATAATACAATGAAATGGGCACCGCCAATGGAACTTCCAGATGCGGCAATGGCTAAAAAATATAAGACCATTGTATTGTTCTTAGATGAGATGAACTCTGCGGCACCGGCTGTACAAGCGGCGGCATATCAGTTAATCCTTAACCGTAAGGTTGGTACTTATGTACTACCAGACAATGTTCTTATTGTAGCGGCAGGTAACAGAGATGCTGACAAAGGTGTTACATATAGAATGCCAGCACCGTTGGCAAATAGATTTGTTCACTTAGAACTTAAAGTTGATTTCGACGATTGGTTCCAGTGGGCTACTGAAAACAAGATCCACACAGACGTTGTGGGTTACTTAACATTTAGCAAGAAGGACTTGTATGACTTTGATCCAAAAAGCCCAAGTCGTTCATTTGCTACACCTCGTTCTTGGTCATTTGTATCTGAGTTACTTGAAGATGATGATGACGAGAATACCACTACTGATTTAGTTAGTGGTTCTGTAGGCGAAGGCCTTGCAGTGAAGTTCATGGCCCATCGTAAGATGGCATCAAAACTTCCGAATCCATCGGAGATTTTGAAAGGTAAAGTAACAGAGTTAGAAACAAGAGAAATCAGTGCCATGTATTCCTTAACTGTTTCGCTCTGCTATGAACTTAAAGAAGCCAGCGACAAAAACGATAAGACGTTTGACAATCAAGTCAATAACTTCTTAAAGTTTGCTATGGCGAATTTTGATACTGAATTAGTTGTAATGGGTATCAAGTTGGCACTTACACAATACCAACTACCAATCGATCCAGATGAAGTAGAGTGTTTTGATGAGTTCCACGAAAAGTTCGGCAAGTATGTAACGGCCGCTCAGGCTTCTTAAACTATTTTGGGGTAGTATATTTTGGTATGCTACCCCAATCTTTTGGTTGACAAATCATATTAAATACTGTATACTGTAAGTATAAACAATAAGGAATAGGCACTATGACAACAGACGTATTAGAACAACAAGAACAAATTGAAATTACAGACGAACTTCGTGCAGAAGTATTAGATCGTATTGTGGTTGCTCGTGTTGGTTTGTTGTTACGCCACCCATTCTTTGGTAACATGGCTACAAGACTTATTATTAAAGAAGCAAGTGATTGGTGTCCTACTGCCGCAACAGATGGCAGACACTTGTTTTATAGTGTTCCGTTCTTTGCTAAGATGACTAACAAAGAAGTTGAATTTGTTATTGCACATGAAATACTTCATTGTGTATATGATCATATGACACGTAGAGAAGATAGAGATCCGCAGATACATAATATCGCGGCAGACTACATTGTAAACAATACACTTGTTAGAGATAGCATTGGTACAAAGCCTAAAGACATTCCAATTTTCCAAGACTTTAAATATGACAACTGGACATCAGAGGCTGTGTATGATGACATCTTTCAAAAGTATGATGAAGAAGAATTAAAACAATTAGGTCAATTACTTGACGAACATATTGACTGGGATAAAGAAAATCAAAAGCAAGGTAAAGCACCGTCATCTAAAGGTAGCAAAGGTGGTACTGAAAAACCTTCATACAGTAAAGAAGAACTTAAAAAGATACGTGACGAAATTAAAGACAGTATGTTACAATCAGCACAGGCGGCTGGTGCAGGTAATATGCCTAAAGAAATTGAACGTATGATTAAGGAACTTACTGAACCTAAGATGAACTGGAGAGAGTTACTTCAGCAACAGATTCAAAGTACAATTAGAAATGATTATACATTTACTCGTCCTTCACGTAAGGCTTGGCATACAAGTGCTATCCTTCCAGGACTAAACTTTGATGAAACTATCGACTTGTGTATTGCAATTGACATGTCAGGGTCTATTAGTAATAAACAAGCACAAATATTCCTTTCAGAGATCAAAGGTATTATGGATCAGTATCAAGACTATAAAATTAAACTATGGTGCTTTGATACAGAGATCTATAATGAACAAGATTTCGATGCTGGCAATGATGACTTGCTATCATACAAAGTCGATGGTGGCGGTGGTACAGACTTTATGGCTAACTGGAATTATATGAAAGACAATGATATCCAACCTAAGAAGTTTATTATGTTTACAGATGGATATACTTGGGACACATGGGGTGATGAAGATTACTGTGATACAGTATTTGTTATTCACAGTCATCATGATAAAAACTTAGAAGCACCATTTGGAGTAACCACACATTATGAAGATGAAACCAAATCCGCTTAACTTTTTTGATATTAGAAAATTGGATTACCCAGGCTCGCATTTAGAGTACATGGAAATAAGTCCAAATTATAATATAGAAAAGGCAATTAGTAATTGGATAATGGCGAACTTAAAAAGTCGCTTTTATGTAGGCAAAAACCTTACCGTAAATGAAGGCAATGAAATGACAAGTAAACTCAAAATTGGATTTGAAGATCCAAAAGAGTTATCGTATTTCGCTTTGGCATGCCCCCATTTGAAATACAAATAAGTAATTAAGTATATACATTATTAAAAGTTAACAAAGGAGAAGACAATGTCTGATACAAATAAAGCAACGGCATCACCTGAAGCACCGGCAACGGCACCAGCGACAGGCGGTCCAGTAGATCTAACAGTTCAAGATCTCAATACAATTAGAACTGTAATTGATATCGCTACACAACGTGGCGCCTTCAAAGCAAATGAATTACAAGCAGTTGGAACAACTTACAATAAGTTAGATATGTTCCTTCAGCAAGTACAAAAAGCTCAACAAGATCAAAACGCACCAGCAACACCAGAGGGAGTTCCAGCAACGGCACAACCTATTAGTGGAGCAGACGCGGCGGCGGCAATGAGCGGAGAAGTTCCTGCTACTGCAACAATGGAGAAAAAATAATGGCTATTAAGCATATTGGTAAATTAAAATCAAATAAAAGAAAGGTGGCTGTAGCATACAGAACCCTTCCTAATGATCCAGAACATGCATTAATTGTGTCAACTGAAAACTTAACTGATTCAGATCACGATGTATTAATGCAGTTGGTAGAATCACCGTCTGGACAAGACGCAGGTGAACTTGCAGAAGCAATGGCACGTACACGTTTAAGTGACGGTAGTGTTATGTTAGCACGTTTCCACTCAACAGGTAAACTAATGAGAGTACCGACAGCAGACGTAGACATGATGCCTACTAACACTGACACAATTAATCTTGCTGAATTAAACAAGGTTATTGCAGAACAAAAAGGTGTTAGCATTGCTGACTTGGCTCTTAAAGACGATACACAGCCACTTGCAACTGCTACGGCAACTACTGC